GTGCACGCACGGGCATTTCGAGGTTGCTGGCCAATCCGACGGCGGCGTTCCCAGTTCGGGTGGCGGGGTCGCGGCGATCGCTGGGCGGATGAGGCGCATTTCCCGATTCCCGGTTCGGCCGCGTTCCCGGTTTGCCGATCGGCGCGATTTGCACGTGGGCTGCAAGCGTCCTACATCGGCGATGCGACGCGCGTGACACGGTGAATCTGCCTGCCGTAGGACCGCTCCGGGCAGGGAGCGGGATCGCATGCGAGGGGATGGCAGTCCTCGCCGCGCGTCGTCCCTTCCTCACAGATCGATCCTGTCGGCGCCGGCGATCAGCTGCGCGATCGTGCGCGGGTTCGCGAAGCGATAGCTGACGAGGTACAGTTCGCGCCCGCCCGCCGCCGCCTTCACCACCGCGAGCCGCTGGCGCCCGTCGGCCTCGCGGAACAGAAGCAGCCGGTTGTCGCCCTGGCGATAGACCGCGTCGGGCGCGGCGCCGATCTGCGGCAGCTGGCGATAGTCGGCGACGGAGAGTTCGGGATGCCCCTCGCTCCGCCCCGTCCGGCCGAGCTGCTTGGCGAAGGTATCGCTCGACAGGCGCACGACATGCGCCTCGCTGCCGATCGCAGCGGAGAGGTCCGGCGCCAGCACCATCACCGGGAACACGCCGCCCGGTTCGTGCAGCGTTTCGAGGAAGGCATCCGACTGGACGAGGTCGTCGAGCGTCGCGCGCGCCGCGGCAAGGTCGACCGGCGCCGCCGCCTCCAGCGAGCGCATCGCCTTTTCGGCGACCGCGCGCAGGCTGGCCTTGCCCGGATTGTAGCCGAAGCCTGGCGAGATGCCTGCCGGCACCGCGATCGGCGCGGCGCCCGCGGGCGTGAACGCCACCGGCGGGCCATCATCGGGCACGTCCGAAACCGTCCACCCCTTCGCCGTCATCTCGCGCTGCGACAGCTGGCGCACCGTGCAGCGGCAGAACCAGCCGCAGGGCGGGAAATGCGTGTCCCACCAAGGGTGGTCGACGGGCAGGATCACGCCATGCCAGCGCCGGTGCTCCGGCCGCGTCCGGCTGTCCATGACCGCGACGTAGCGGAGGAAGGGGCGCACGTCCTTCAGCTCCTGGATGCGCGCCCAGCGCCCGGCGGCGCGGCTGACGCGCAGGTTGGTGTCGTAGATCGTGCGCAGCCGCCGCGCGCCGACGTGCACGATGTCGTCGGTGCCGGTCAGGCTGCGATCCTGCACCTCGCCCCACCAGCCCTGGCGCTTCAGAAAGGGGACAAGGTTCGCCTGCCAGTGTTCGAACGTGCCGCCGTTCGCCAGCATGTCGGCGAGGCTCGCCTGGATTTCGGCAAGCAGATCGAGGTTGGCGACCTTGGCGACGGTGAAGGCGCGGGCGTGCTCCTCGTGCATCATCTCCGACCAGCGCACCGTCGCGCGCAGCGTGTCCCGCGCCTCGAAGGCGCGGACGGTGGCGTCGGGCGCGAGGTGGATCAGGCTGCTGATAGGTCTGTTAGTCATGCTGTAATGTTCATCGAACTAACGTGCCGACCAGACCGCGATTTTTGGCGAGTGAAATGAATAGCGAAGCAACAACAAAAATAGCTTGGGGATGGTACAGCCTTACACCCAATGAATGGACCGCATTTTCGGCGGTTGCCACGCTTGGCGCGATGGTTGTCGCGATTGTGGCGGTCATCGCAACGGGGGCAGCTGTTTGGGCGTCCATCCGTATCCCTCAAAAAGTCGCTAACCAGGCGAAGGAGGATGCGAAGGCGGTAGATAAAGCTCGTAAAGACGAAGAACAGAAAAAAGCGGATGCGGCAGCCAAGGCCGAGGAAGCCGCGATCGCGATGCGTTACCGTGAGGTGGCCAATGCCGTTTCGGGGGCGCTTGACCTCCTTCGTGACACGGTATCCCGCGTACAAGCCGCTTATGATCCGACAAATCCTGAAAGAGGCGCGACGGCCGATTTCCGAAAAGAGACGAACCGCTTCGGCGCCCAAGCCGCATACAAGTCTGGAACTTTGGATATTCTTGCGAGAATGCCTGGACTGACCGACGGAGCGATCGACAGCTGCGTGGGTGCATCCATTGCGATGCAACGCATTGTGAGCGCAGTTCAGAAGGGCTTTTTTTCGGGCGGCACAGGCCCCGAGAACCTGCAAGCCGCTTTGGTGATCGGCCACGAGGTTAAAGGTCGGATCGAGGGAGTTATCCTCTACAATGATGTGAAAGACGCCGGCCCTGTTTCGCCGTTGCCACCAACGCTTTTCTGACGAACATTTGTGTAAGCGACGATCTTCGACAAACGCACACTGATCTACCCACTTCATCTTTTCGCACTCAACGTCGAGGTGGCTCACGCCTGAATCGCGACTGCTCCCTCCGCTACAAGTTTTGCCGGGCGATCCCCGCATCGGTCAGCCGGAAGAAGCTGATGTAGGGCACCTTCAGCCACGTCGCGGGCTTGAGGTCGACCTGTCGCGCGAGCGCCGGGCGGCCGGGGGCATCGCGCATCAGGCTGACCAGCGTCGCCCAGGCGACGCCCTGCGCCTGCAGGTCGGCGAACTGGCGCAGGATCACAGGGTCGAGCGTGGCCAGCGCCCGGCGCTGAGGGCGGGTCAGGCGGCGGGTCATCGGCGGCGCCCGTCGCGGCAGGGGGCGCAGCGTCCGCCGACGAGGCGCGGCGACCAGCTGTCGCACGTCCGGCAGTCGCCCGGCTCCCCGGCCGGCACAACACGCACCGCGCCCGCGATCTGGCGTTCGAGCAGGCGGTCGGCGATGTCGCCGGCGCGATCGGCGTCGTCGGCCATCAGGCGTCTCCGCCCGGATCGGTCAGCGCGTCGAGGCGCAGCGCGAAGCCGGCGCGTGCCAGCCGCTCGACCAGCGGGTCGAGGTCGGCCAGCTCCGCCTCGCGCGCCAGGATCGCGGCGGCCTCGTCGGGCGAGCGCGCGGCGGCGAGCTGGCGGACGAGCGGATCGACCAACGCGTCCGCGGCGCGGCGCCAGCCCTCGTCGGCCATCGCCGCCTCCACCGCCTCGTCCACCACGTCGCGGGGGTGGAGGACGGGCACGAGCGCCTCGGCCAGCGCCACCTTCAGCGGCGCGGCATCGTTGGCGGCTGCGGGCGGCGCGTCGGGCGGCGCATCCGCACCGGCGGGCGGCTCGACCGGCGTGGGGGCGGCCTTGCGTTCGTAGCCGTCGCCATAGCGGTCGCGGAAACTGTCGTCGGTTCGCACCCAGCCCAGGCGGCCCAGCACCTCGTCGGTGTCCGCCGCGGCCTTCAGGTCGTCCTCTTCCTCGACGATGCGCACGACGCGCGGGGACGCCACGTCGGCACCGAAATTGAGGTCGGTCCACCAGCGTGCCGGGCCGGCGTTGAACCCGTCCGACAACAGGTCTGCATCGGCCTTCACGACCTCCAGCTTCACGTCGGCGTGGACTTCGCCCTGCGCACGGCTCGACCCGTTGTCGGTCGTCATCGTCTGCGACAGGATCACCTTGGCGATCGCGCCGTCCATGTAGCGGCAGACCGCCTGGAAATCGGCGCCGGACTGGGCGAGCGTCAGCAGCTCGACATCCATGCCCGCCGGAATCGCGAAGCCGCTGTCGTTGGCGATCGCCTGGATCGCGGCGAGCAGCTTGTCGATGTCCTTCTGCGCCGGTCCGCGCGGGTAGATGCCCTTGGCGGTCGGCACCGCGAACTTGTCGAGGAAGATGTTCCAGAAGCGGACGCCGTTCCGCTTGAACAGCGTCGGCCAGTAGAGCCATTCCGCCAGCCCCTCGCCATAGGGCGTGTCGTCGTCGGTGCCGCCCGCCGTCACCACCCAGAACTTGCGCGGCGGCAACGCCTCGCCCGCGGGCGCGGTGCGGGTGAGCAGGCGCAGGTCGCCCCTGGCGTCATAGCGGAAGCGGCGCGCGTGGCGGACGTGGATCGGCAGGCTCTGCGCGCCCGGCACCCAAGTCAGCAGGCCGTCGAGCATGCCCCAGTGCAGTTCGGCGACCTGGATCCCGTAGAAGCTCGCCCACAGCATCTTTTCGGTCAGCCGGTCCCAGCCGATCCGCTCCAGTGTCGCCTTCAGCGCATCGCCCGCGGCGACGGCGCGGGGGTCCGCCTCGTCGCCGGGCAGCACGTCCCATTCGCGGCTGACCACCGCGCGGATACGCTGCTCCATACAGCTTTTCACCTGGTCGTCGCGGCGGATGCGTTCGTAGACGCCCCAGTCGGGCGAGGCGCCGAGCTTCGGGTCGCGCGCCTGCTGCAGGTCCTGGATGTAGGGCCGGGTGATGTCGCGGCCATCGCCGGTCGTCGCGATGCTGGCGGCAAGGTCGGCGGGCACGCGCGCGGGCGCCTTGCGGGAAAAGGGCCACACCATCACCAATCCCCCCGGCCGCCGAAGCGATCGTGCCGGCGCACCGTGCCGAAGCCGGTGTCCGTCGTTTCATAGTCGCCGCTCTGGCTGCGCGGCTGGCCGGCGGCGTGCACGTCGATCGGCTGGACATCCTCGTCCGCCGCGCCGACCAGGTTCATCAGCGCGATCGCATAGTCGCCGTGGCGCTTGCCCTTGGCGCCGTCCGCCTTGGCGTCGATCCGGTCGACCACCATCGGCACGCCGCGCACCAGCTTTACGAGGCGCAGGTCGTCGAGCACGCCGTCGCTGCGCGGGATCAGCAGGGTGCGATCCTCGAACCGCGCCTTCAGCCGGGGCATGCGCGCGAGGTAGATCGCCTGCGTCGCCATCACGCCCTCGATCCGGTCGGCGCCGAATTCCTCGACCATGTCTTCGGCGAGCTGCTGGCCGTTGCCGCGCGCGTCCATCTTGCCGGCCGACCAGTTGGGCAGCGTGCGACACAGCCAGACGAGGATGCGGAACTGCGCCCAGAAGGGCACGCCCAGCATCTCGATGCCGAGGCGGTTGTGAAGGACGAGCTGCGCATCCTCCTGCCCGCAGGCGATCACGGAAAGGTCGGACGAACGCGCGAAATCCTGGCCGAAGAACGACCGGGCGTGGGGATCGAAGGTCGCGACGACGGGCGCCAGCACGCGCTCGATCCACTCGTCGATCCACGCCTCACGCCAGGCGCGCACTGCGTCGCGCACGGCGTCGCCGATCGGCGCGCCCGGCCCCGCCAGCAGACCGCCGGCGGTGTCGAAATCCTTGCCGGGCACGAGGCGGACGACGGCATAGGCGGGCGACATGCACGCCTCGACCGTCGCGCGCGGCAGGAAGACGCCCGATCCCTTGGCGGGGACGACGTCCAGCTCCTCCTCCGCGGCGTCCTTGTAGGTGTTGCGCAGGTCCGCCTCCCACGCCGCCTCACCTTCGGCGGTCCATGTCTTGCCGGTGCGCAGGCAGATGCGGCGGTAGAGGCCGTGGGCGATCGCATCCTTCAGCGTCAGCCGCTGGACGACGCCCTTGCGCTGCCCGCCGCGAATCTCGCCGATCAGCTCGTTGAACGGATTGTCGGCGCCGTCATGCGTCGAGATGACGACGACGCGTCCACCCCACATCAGCAGCGCCAGCGCCGCCTTCAGCACGCCCCAGAAGTCGTCGTGGAAGGCGGCTTCGTCGATGATGACGACGCCCTGCATGCCGCGCAGCGACCGCGGCTTGGACGACAGTGCGACGATCGCCTTGCCGCTGGGGAAGTCGATGCGAAGCGCCAGGATGCCCTTGTCCGACCCGTCGTCGAACAAGAATTCGTCGGACGCGGTCGCCGCGGCGTCGAACGCCTTCGCGAAATCGCCACAATAGGCGATGAATTCGCGGGTCATATCCTTGTTGTAGGCCAGGTAATAGACGTTGGACGGGCGCTGTGCCGGCGACGCGGTCAGCACCGCATCCGCCGCGAAGCCATAGGTCAGCCCAGTGCGGCGGCTCTTCTCCGACACGAACAGCGGGTGCGCATGGCTCAGCTCGATCGCCTCGATCTGATAGGGCAACAGGACGGCGGGCGCCTCGGCGGGCAGGGTCATGCCGATAGCCCCAGGATGCCGAGCCGTACCGCGCGCAGCGTCGCCTCGCTGGCGCCCGCGGCGCGGCCGGCGGTTTCGGCATCGGCGGCAGCGC